CCTGTAGTACGTTCTCCTCAAAGACCTTACCTACGTGCCCTGTTTCGTAGTAGTTCAGCAGCCACTCAGTATCGTAGTTGACACTAATGTTGGTCATGTCCATAGGTGCAGGGAAGTTGAAGTCATCCTGCTTAATATCCCACAGAGACTTACCTGTGCTACCTACTGGCATACTAGCCCAGTCTTTAGAGCTTAGGAAGTTACCTATGTCTTGGTGTTTCCAGTTGAGGGACGCATAGATAGCTGACCTGCGGCTACCACCTTGCATGACCCTACGGCCAATCTCGTTAATCATTTGCATCTTAGGGATAGGACCAGAAGCCTGTCCCCCTGTACGCTGGATGGGTGCGCCTTCATGTCGGTACACACTATAGTCTACACCAATACCTCCACCTGTCATAAGGCATGACTCAGCCTTCCAGCTTAGGTTAGCCCAGTCCTGTCTGCTGTCTTCTTCTGCCTTAAGTAGGTAACAGTTATTGAAGAACTTATTCTGTCTCCCTGCGTAGTACAGATACCTACCACCGGGGATGAACTTCATGTCAGTGATAGCCTTAGCTAGGTCAGTGCATTCATCCCCAGTCATTAGGTCACCACATACGTCATCCACTAGGGTCTTAGCTAGGGCTTCCCAAGTCTCGCAGCCTTCATGCCGGTACTTGTGATTGAAGATGTCCTCGCTGAACTTTGACCTGAACATTGGGTTTAGGTTTGACTTGTACGACATGCTCATTTGTTTTTCTTTCCTTTGTTAGTTCATGTTTCTCAAGATAGTTTAAAGCCCTCATAAGACCTTCAATGTTGTCACCTAGTATTCCGATACCCGTATTACATTTACCACAAAGCAAGCCCCTTATTAGCCCAGTATCGTGATCGTGGTCAACAGCTAAATTCATAGTTAACTCATTTTGGTGGATGCCGCAGCAAGCACACTTACCTTTTTGCTCAGTAAGTATAAGGTTGTACTCATGTAACCCTATGCCAAAATTTCTTTTTAATTCGCTCTCCCTCTTCTTATCCTTATTCTTTTCTCGGTAGGCTTTGTGCTTGACGTTAAGCTTCTCCTTATTATTTTCATAGTAAGCTCTGGCATAGGCTCTGATCTTCTCCTTGTTCTTTTCATTGTAGGCTTTGTTGTTGGCTTTCTTCCTCTCCTTGTTCTTTTCACTGTAGGCTCTTTGCCTGGCGTTAATCTTCTCCCTATTCTTTTCATTGTAGGCTTTTTCGTAGGCTTTAATCTCCTCTTTATTCTTTTCTCTGTAGGCTTTTCTGTAGGCTTTTGCATCCTCAGGATCAGCAAAAGGCATTTAGTTATCCTCCTCTTCGTTTAGGTAATCGTTGTCACTGAAGTAATCCTCCAAGTCGATCAACCCTTCAAAGATTAGGAGCCTAACGATTGCTTCTTCTTCGATATCAGATATCTCTGTTATGTCTTCTAAACTGTAGCTTAAACTAAGTACTCTAGCAAGCTCAGCTATGTCATGTCTCATCCTCTTCGTCCTCAATAGTTTCCATAAGGTCGTCAGGGTCCAAACAAATAAGGTCCAAAGGTTCAATGTGCTTTGTAAAGTATGTGACAGGTTCGAGTGCATCATCATACGTTTCGTAGTGAACCTCAACATCTGCAATGGTGGCAGTTGAATCCTCAATTCTACAAAGGTTTAGATACCCACCTTCTTCTTTGTCAGGATTTACATATGGGCCGTCTACAACCCAGTGAATTAAGAGATGCTTCATTAGTTTCTTCCTTTAGCCAAGCTGTTGGTATGAGTTTGTCATCGAACTTAAAGTCGTTCTTGATACACCAATCAGCGTAGGTAGACTTACTACCCTTGTACAGCTTAGCCTTGCTGTTGCTGAAGACGAATCTAATGTCTATCTCAGGGTGCTGCTTCTTAATCTGAAGATGCTTCCTCCTGTCTGCTGACACAAACCTACCTTTGGTTTCAATTACGATACCGTTAGGTAGTATGAAGTCAGGAAGATACTTATGTGAGATAACCCACTCTATCCTCACTGACTCATACTGGTAGTCGATCTTCTTGTTACTCAGGAAGGACGCATTGTCAGCCTCAAGACCTGACCTAAACTTACCTAGACTTTTCTTGTTGGTAGATTTACGTCTTCTCTTAGGTCTAAAATTGTAGGTCATTAGGAAGATACTCAGGAACTCTAGGCTCTTGTTCCACTTTGACCAGATGCTGAAGACCTGAAGAGTATACAAATGACCTAAGCTCAGGCCAGCATATCTTCTTGAACTCGCAGTAGTTACAGGTAGAACACAGCTTCAGGTTAGCACTGTCTTTGTACTGAGGTACAGGATCAAGGCGACCTGGAGGGGATGTATCAGCCACCATAGCTTTGATGTCCTCAATCTCCTTAGGCTTGTTCTCAATGTCCTTACTGAAGTCATGTATGTCTAACAGGATTTCACCTGAGACTTTATCAACGACTAGGAAGGCACCCTTAGTTTTGTCTGTAACTTCTGGGTCATCCTTAGCTGCTGCTACATAGGAAGAAAGCTGAGAGATATAACCAAAGCTATCTTGCTCCCTTAGATGTCCCTTCTTAAACTTCTGGAAGGAAAAGGGAGAAGCTGACTTAACGTCGATAGTCATACCATCTATGACAGCATCCCTATGTCCCCTAATCCCGTACAGCTCCATCTTGCTTTGCTCACCTGTTACAGTGTGTCCAGCAGCCTTAGCTAAGTTAAGGATTAGAGATTCAATTATGTCACCAAAGAAGAACTTAAGTAGGTCACTACCTTTGTTGCCGGTGGCTTCCCTTGGTTCGTTAATCTTGTACCAAAGTTTCCTCTTACATGGTGCGCCAATACCTGACATAGACAACCTAGAACGGTAAGCCTCAGGTTTAGAAAACCTAGAGTTAGAAAGGTCAGCTATCTCCTTGCCTAGCATACTAGCAATGTAACTATGCCAACCACCTTTGCCTTTTACAACTGAGTAGATATCACCGACTAAAGTTGTTATTTCCTTCTGAGTCATAACTGGCCTCCTCATCACTGTATGTTTCTAGAAGAGGCCCTTCATCTAAAGCTGAGAAGTGTTCCTCTAGCTTTCTGAAGAGACGGTCAAAAGAAATGTCATAGTCTCTAATGATCTTGTCTAGTTTAGCTGCCGAAAAAGTCTCACCCAAACCATCAGCCAATTCACTTAGGTCTTCTAGTTCAGATATTACGTTCCAACAATCTTCAAATTCCGTTAGCAGTTTTACATAGTCTGTCATCTAACTATCTTTCTGTTACAAGTTAGACCCAAGGTGTAGGCTTGAGCCTAGTTTTAGTTACCTCCTACACAGGTCAGACACCCTAGAAACTAATGCCTGAACTAGAACCACCTTCAGCGTTGTAAGACACTAAGTCTACCACACCTACGGCTTCCAGTGTGATGCTCTCGTACATGGAGTTATCTCCCTTGTACACATGGTACTTAATCTTAGCCTTAGTACCATTACCGATTAGACCATCATCTTGGGGGTTCCAAGGTTTAATGTACTGACCAATGTTTTCGCTTTCCTCAGCTTTCATTCTGATCTCAGCAGCCTTGTGGTCAAATACAAGAGGTTGAGGAACCCAGCCCTCCCAATTAACCTTAGTGTGTGGGCGTTTGAACTTAATCTCATAAGAGCCATTGCCTAAGTCTTTAATCCGACTAGCTGGAACCTTAGTGTCCAACAGCTTTTGCTTCTGCTCCTCTGAGAACGTAGCTACACAGGAGTACTCACCCTCAGGTTTGTACTTAGTGTCCTTATTGAACTCAAAGAGTTTGGCCCATGAGATTTCAGCTTCAATGATACCAGGGTTGTTAATCTTACCCATTTGTAGGGTCTCCTTTTGTGGGTTTTAGTTAGGGTTGGAAGTCTTATCATGTTTGTTTGTTTGTGTCAAGTGGTTCAGTGAGTTTCTCCCCAGTTTCTTCCGATGTCGCTGCTTCCTGCGAGCGGACAGAAGACTTTGAGTTTATCTCCTGTTGTTTCAATCGAAAGTCTTTGAACAAGTCCAACTGTTTCGGCTGTTTGTTTGTCACCTCTTACCTCCGTTTGCCATTCATCGTGAGGCCATGTCACTAGCTTGTAGTCTATGCCTCTGTCATCTAGCTGCTTAGTCCAAAGCAGTGCTGAGTGTTTCATCACAACTGCCTCACCATTCTGTAGCATACCAGCTAGGGTCTTATGCTGAGATGGTGTCTTAACTTTCCTTCCGTCTAGTCCAATGAAGTATCCTTTGGCTGCTGCCTTAGGGACAAGTTCATTCTTAAGTTCAGCTAAGCCTGAGATAGACTGAGTGAAGTTCTCCACTGCCTGTCCAGCCTCTCTGGTATTGACCTTAAGTATCTCAGCTATCTTACCTACGCCTGCCCCAAGGAGGAACGCATAGATGAAGGTCTTAGCCATGTCTCTAGTTATGTGGCTCATACCTAAGGCTTTGCGGTTTACGTTGTGGATGTCAGTTTCGTCCTCCTTCTTACCTGATACGATAGCCTCAACATATTCCTCTGAGTTCATTAGATGAGCAAGAACCCTGAGTTGGATGCCCTCAGCATCAGTACCAACAAGATAACAATCACTAGGCACCCTAAAAAGGGATCGTAGTCTGCCATCGTATGTGTCCTTCACTTGGTCAACAACTGACTTAGGTTCCCCGTGGAACATAGCCGGGATGTTGGCTTGGTTGGGGGCTGAGTGAGCCATACGTCCAGTCCATGCACCTATGTGTTGGAACCTTCCGTGTATCCTGCCGTCATTAGTTCTAGCCTCGCAGCCTATCCACTCTTCTAAGGAAGACCTACGTCCTTCCAGAGTAAGCCACTCAGCAAGCCCCTTAGCCCCCTCAGGAGCGGTACTAGGTAGGGTAGCTAAGTTGGTTTCGTTACACATCCAACCGTACCTTCTGAACCTTTCTTCCTTCTCAGGTATGTCTTGTCCATCCCTAAGGTACAAGATGTGTCCTTTGGTTTTGTCAGTAGGTTCCCAACCAGCTTCCCAAAGACGTTCTATTCTGTCTTTCGGACTACCCGGCTTAAACCTGACCCAATCGTAACAAAGAAGTTTCTCATCCTTAACCTCAGTTTTAGGATAGCTACCTCTAGCCTTAAGCACAGAAGCGACAGACGTACCATCTTTCTTTCTCCTATCTTTTAGTTCGTTGACTACCTCAAGTTTAGGTGGGAAGTCTACTTGAAACCTAGCTTCAAGGTTAGCCATACGAGATTGAACTTCAGACAGACACACTAAGGCTTCTTCCTTGTTGAAGTCGAAACCATTTTCGTGCATCTTCTGACACAGCCTTTGGATACTGTGTTCTGTACCTAAGCCTGGAGCATTCAACTCAGGCAGGAACTTCTTGTAGAGCCTAACGGTTATGTCTACGTCATTCCTACAGTAGTCTAGCATCTCGTGGCTTAGGTCTGAGAAGTCTTTGAAGTTGCCTTTGTGTAACCCCAACCTCCTGCCCCAGTACTCTAAGCTGTGCCTACCTTTGACACCTTTGAGCGGTTCGTTCTCGTAGTTCAAGAACCTACTGACTACCAGAGTGTCTAGCACTTTATCCTCAGGTATGACAGGACCAAGCAGTTTGTTGACTACAGGAACATCGAACTGAATGCCGTTGTGGAATACGAAACGATCCACAGTTGCACAATAGTCGGTGAACCTTTGCTTTTCAGCTTCTGACTTGTCAACGTAGGTGAATTGATCCTGCTCACCTGTGCTAACGTCCTCAGTGCAGATGCACCAAATACAGGTGGCGTTTAGGTCGTCTGTTTCTATGTCCATAGCTACGACCTTAGTCATATTCTTAAGCCTCAAAGGATGAAGGGTGTGTCTCAGACAGAGTAAAGCTATCTGGATCGAATAGCAACTGACCTCCGAAACCTGTAGTGCCTGCCGGTCGGTTCTTAATGACAGTCAGGGTGGTTGTGTTGCGCTCAGTGTCTGACTCAGCGAACTTATCCCTAGACAGTTTGACAACCACTGAGGCTCTCTTACCGATCATACGACAGTCTCTAATCTGACCTTCGTCATTCTCATGGGCAATCGTTATGATCCCTACGTTCAGTTCGGTAGCCAGCCTAGCTAACTTAGTTGATAACTCAGACAGGAACTGTTCAAGCGTACCATCACCGTGCTTGGAATAACCTAAGTCTTGGATAGGTTCAAAGAAGATGTACTTACATTCACAGGCTGTAGCAAAGAACCTAATCCTGTCCAGCAGCTCCATAGGATCATCGTCTACACCCATAGTGAACTGGTATAGCATCCCATTCTTAGTTAGTGACGTAATGCTGCCCTCTACCTCCTTGTCCATAGCGTGAGCCTCAACTAAGTCCTTCCTAGTTAGGTTCAAACCTAAGTCGTAGGATACTAAGCCTAATAGGGACCGACGCTTGCTCTCTTCGTTGTGCCAGATAGCGATAGGTACATCTGCGTGGTTCAGTAGGATGTTGTACTCTAAGAACCGCATGAACTCCGTCTTACCTATGCCCTCAGGTGCCTGAAAGATAGTGAAGTGACCCTGCATTAGCCCCAAGATGGTCTGATCCAAAGCCTCAATGCCTGTAGGTAGGTACTTACTGTCTTCCCCTTCGTTGTAGATACTAAGGAACTGGTCGGTGGTATTAAATACGTTCTCAGGTGTGTACTTGTTGGCGTTCCACCAAGCGTTCCTGTAGTCGTACTCAGCTCCGTCCTGTAGGAACTCATTGGCGTCCTTGTACTTGTCATGTGACACACGATAGATACGGTTAGGGAATAAGGCACACAGCTTAGCTGCTACTGCATCACTCTTACCGTCACTGTCGAAAGACACATAGATTTTATCGAAGGATGCCAACCAATCCTTACACTTCTCAAACAACCTACGACTTGGGTTAGCTGAAGGGAGTGACACAACTGGGTACTTAGAACCTAGCATCTGGAAGGCTGACATAGCATCAACCTCACCTTCAGTTATCGTGCAAGCCTTAGCTGATCCTGCGTTGAACTTATCCATCCCGAATAGTTCGTCTGACTTGAAACCTCTGTCAGCCTTAAAGAATTTAGGTAGTGTCCTAATCTTCCTACCTCCACCGGGGTAAGGATAGAACTGTTCGACACTGACACCCTCAGAATTAACTGAAGTCTCCACCTCGTATGCCTTCATGGTAGCCTCAGTGATACCTCTGTCAGCCTTGTAAGCCTTAGTGGTATTGATGCTGAAGACGTTTGCTTGTTGCTGCATGTAGTCAGTCCCTTCAGTTGGCTGTTGTTTACGAAAGATGCTTTGAGTATCCTTCGTTTTGTATTTCGTAGGGTATTCTACAAGGAAGTGATCCTCATATTCAACCCCTTTCTTTGGGTAACCATTACTACAGGAGTGACAATTCCCTATCCCCTTTTCTGTGTGAAAGCTGAAGGCATCACTTGACCCACAACCTGGGTAAGGACATGGCTTGTGAATTAGCTGAGGCATTGTAAGTTCCTTCCTTAGGATATCCTTAGTATATAACTATCATATGTTATATAGTAGTTATATTACTTAGGATATCCTTAGTATGGTTAAGAGAGTGGGGTCTTGGTCAACCTCTGTCAAGGGTTAGAAGTGAAATAAATCTGTGGATAACCACAATGATTAAATCAAATCTAATTAGACAGGCTAGGAATACAACTGTAGATAGTAGATCAGTATTCATAATTGACCTGCATCTACCCATTGGTTCCTAGTTGCATGGAGGTAGGTAATCTTAGCTGCGCTTGCCAGCATAGCCCACTCCCAATACTTAAGTTCGAACTCCTTCTTGTTCTGCATGAGGTGGTCCCTGTAGTTAAACCAATTCTGAAGGTCTGCTTCTACCTCCTTGAGACTGTTATATTCTTTGGGCATTAGGATGTACCTCCTGTAGAACCTAATCCTCCTGTGCCTCTATCTGTGTCATCAGATACGAAGGTATCCACAATGTTTAGGCTAGTCCTCTCTACTTTGTGGAATACCATCTGCGCTATCCTGTCCCCAGGTTTGACACTAAAAGGTGAGCGACTTAAATTATGCAGGATAACCTTAATCTCTCCCCTGTAGTCAGCATCTAGGATACCCGGTGCGTTGCTTACGAAGATACCTTTCTTAGCTGCTAAGCCTGATCTACTACAGACCATAGCACACATGTCTTCTGGCATCCTCATTTGGAAACCACAGCCTACTACGCCTGTCTCCGAAGGGAACAGAACGAGGGACTGACTAGCGTACAGGTCATAGCCAGCAGCCTGAGATGATCCTTTGGTTGGCACCTTAGAATGCTTATGCATTAGGTGTACTTGAATACCTTGGTATAGATCAGTCATTGGGGTTGTCCTGTAGGGGTCTGTAGATTGTGTCTTTGTTCATGGCTAAGGTTCTGTCCACCTGCTTCGTTGTTAGGAGTTGGTATGAACCTTCGATAGCCCATAGGTTCTCAGCTATCCAATTGTCCCTATGCCCCTTAGATTGGAACTTGTAGACTACATCCTTGTCTAAGCCTTTGACTAAGACAAACCTAGCTTTTCTGGGTTGGTTCATCGGTTCATCCTTCCGTTCACTCTGTTAGCTAACTTGTCTAAGGTATCCCCCGGCAGCCCTTTGGTCCACCATGTGTACCCACCTTGCGTAGGGTAGGTGACTGCAATAGACCAAGCGTCGTCCTCCTGATCTCTCGTTATGGACATGTCTCCCCCTTTCTTTTGGATTAGATATGCTAGGGTTTCTACTGATTTACCCACTGGATTTAACTCCTCTTCCTGTTGCTTGACCCTTTCGGATTAGGCCTGTGATAGTCCTGTTGACGTTAGGATAGTGTAGCATCCAATGGCACTCATTGTCGATGACATCAAAGCTGAATTGCCTGCCTGCCTTGTAGTTATTTCTGTAGAACCCTTCAGCTACCTTGTCTAAGGGTTTGTCTGCATCGTCTAGGAAGTTATGGCTGTGGCTCAGCTTACCTAGGTAGTTGTATTTCTTCTTGCTACTCTTCTTATCAGGTCTGTTGATGAAGACTGCCCAAGACCTTTGCTTAGGTCTGATCCAGTCACTACCTTGTATGTGATACACAATGTTTTGGAAGTTTGGCATTAGTCTCCTGCCTCCTGTAGGTTAATCCTGAGGTTGTCAGCATCGTCTGCGAACAGTGTCAGAGTGAACATGTGACCCTTTTCGGTAACGATCTGTAGGTCTCTCCACGTTGCAACCTTCTCTGACCTTACGGATGTCAGTTTGATGGATGACACACCATGGATGCTCATGTTGCTTGTACTCATTGGTCTTACTCCTCTTCTTCAGGTTCTACTTCGTTCAGTCCTGTGCCGTCACAGTCATAGCATTCAACTATGCGGCTCTTGATGTATCCGCCATGGT